ATTCCGAATTGTTAGTGCCATCGCTATAAAAATATAATCCCTCAGTTAAAGTTGTTAATCCAACCTGTGTTGTTAATCCAATATAATCTCTGCCCCTGTTGATTACATATACATCTGATGTGTATGTTGTTACGCTAGGAATTAGAAAAGTTCCTAAGGCGGTATCATCATTACCAACTATTAGCGAATCAACACCTGCTTTTTGAGATTTTCTAAAAGTAAGACGCTCTCCAGTTTTAAATGGGTGATTCGGTAAATGTATATTTCTAAATGGCACAGAAATAGTTTTAGTTACACCAGATATAGTGACCGATTTTTGTTGAGCTCCACCAGATGTTGTTCCCACACCAACTGAATCTTTTGCATTAAAATATACAAGTTTATTAGTTTTTGACTCAAATTGATTTGTTTTTACAGGTATTTTTATTCTATCATTTATGATAAACAAATTAGTGCCAAAAGTGTGTGCTACACCAGAATTTGCAAATCTTTGTATTCTTAAAACACCATTATCATAATTATTCAAAACTTTAACGGTTTCGTTACCCAAAGATGATGATATAAATATGCTCCCACCGATAGAAACAGTGGGAATAGAAGAAATCAATATGTCCTGGACGGTGCCGCCTGGTATGGCAGAATAACTAGACATCGTTGCTGCTAATGATATTCTTTCACTAGAAAATCCAACAATTTTTGATCCAGATAAATTAGAAATTGATGTTGATAATCCTGAAATATTGATTAAATCTCCGTCTCTTAAATTATCAAATCCAGGCAAATAATATCCAGAAACTTGTACATCACTATCCCAAACAAAAACAGATGGTGAATATGTAATATTTACCGTCTCTATATTTTTAATGTGTTTTCCTGTAAGTTCAGAAACTGTTACCTTTAAACCCGATCCACTAAATTGTCCCTGATCAAAATTAACAACGTCACCAATTTTATAATTTCTACCACCATCAATAATATTAATATTTGTTATTGTTCCAGATTTAATAGATTTAACTTCAACATTTTGTGGTGAAAGTTCATATGGTTCAATAAAGAAATCATAATTTGCATTAATATCATTGACTTTATATGGAAAAGTATTTCTTATTAAATTTGAATTATTAAAATCATAATTTTGTTTTAAATATCCATTTTCTTTTATAAATTCAGATTTAAAACTATCTCCTATAAAATAAGGATAAAGAGGTTCAATAACATTTGATGTTAAACTAGTTGTGACACCAGCAAAATATGCATAAACCCCATTTGGAAATTCTGGTGTTATACAAAATCTTCCATTATGTTTATCTAAATCTCCACTGCCATTAAATGAGTAGTCTTCAATAAAAAATCCTGCAGAAAAAGAAGATGGTCTGTCTTGAACTTTTGTTATATCTAAAGAATATCCAGGTTTTAAAATTTTTATACCAGATTGAATATTAGTAGGAGTGGTGTATCCATATGGACCATAGATAGGATTGCCATCATATGCCCATCCAATAATTGGAGAGTGGAGTGTGCCACTGTCAGTGTAATTTGATGCTAGATCTGCAGAATATCCATAGATTCCATAAGATATTGAATTATCGACGGTATTTTTACGAAGACTTGAAAATATCTTTTTCGTTCTAGATTTTGCGGCAGTAGAATATCTTTCTGCATCATTAACGGTGAGATCTCTAACCTGTACATCAAATTTTGCTCCAAATCCACTTGGAATTACTTCGATTGATGTATTAGTTGAACTGTATCCAATTCCCGAATTAATTATAATAACATCAGTTATTACTCCATTGCTTATTACTGGTCTTAAAATTGCTCCAGTGCCTGCACCACTTGTTTTAAGAGTTGGAATTGAAAAATACTCAGTGCCTCCAGATAAAACTTGAACATCGGAAATTCTTCCATTAATAATAATTGGATTTAGTTGGGAATTTTTTCCATTTTTAAGTGTAATTAGAGGTTTTTTATGTAAGTTTAAAATATTTGACCCATATCCAGTTCCTGCTTCATATAGATATGCATCAATAATTTTACCAGTAACAATTGGAGTAAATATAAATTCTCCTGTTAACGATGATCCAAAAGAAACATTTGCATTGACTTGAATAGGTGGATATTCAAAAATATGATATCCAGATCCAATCGTTCCAAACGTAGTATATTTTTTTCTAGTGAGATCTGATGTTAGAGTTGCACCCACTCCTAAATTTATCAGTCTAAATGAATTATTATCAAGTAAATTAATTGAATATCTATTGGTAGTTGATAACCCAACAATTGGATTGTTTGAAAAATATGTTACAATGTCACCATCCAAAAATCCATGATTTTCAAAAGTAATTGTATGGTACTCTGTTGAAATTCCAGAAGAAGTAACTCTTAATTTTCTATGTTGATATCCACTTCCACCATTTATTACTTTAATTTTTTTAAGAGTGTTTTTTGATATTGTTTTAAATTTATGAATTCCACTCGCTTGAGTAGTTGTTGAAAATCCAATAGTATTAATCCCTGCACGATAATCTGAAATGGAATTATGTAGTTTAATAGTGCTGCTATTAACAAATTTTGCAATATATTCATCACCATTTACAAGAGTCCCAGTTATGGCATTTGTGCTATCCCCAAAATTTCCTATTGGTATTGGAGTATTTCCATTTGGAGAATATATGATTCTTTCACCATCAGAAAATTTATGATTTGTTAAAAATGTAATTGTCTCTGAAGTAATGTCTATTCCACCACCAAAACTAAGTGATCTACTATCAAATTCTAATTCTCTGAATCTTTCACCAAGAATTGGTTCCAAAATACATCCAGATCCATTACCTCCTGTGAGAGAAAGAGATGCAATATCTACAATATCAAAATCTTGCGGATCAACATAAACTGCAGTTACAATACCTGAAATAATTGGTTCAACAAGTGCTGTAACTCCAACACCAGACGATATTGAAATTTGAGGTGGATTAACAACATCGTAATCTTTACCACCATTTAAAACTTCAAATTTTTTAAGTGGGCCGTAATAAATTTTATCAGCAGAATCTGGTCCTGATATTTCAACACCATCAATTAAAATTCCAATACTACCAAGAACATTAGACGTAGATTTTCTTAAATCCGTTTTTTTGCTCGTTTTTAAAAATTGTTGAGAAAGCGGAAATTTTCTTAAAATTAAATTCGGAGATATAACTCGGTCTTCATTGGATTTTAAAGTAAATTTATGGTCCCCTGTGCTAGATGTTGATTGAAACTGAATATAACTAGATCCACCTAATCCTGAAATTGATCGATATAGGCGAATTTGATTCGGCGCTGTTAATATTACATAATAGTCCGTTCCTGATTCTAATCCAGGTAAAGGATTAGACGCTCTATATACAACGATATCTCCATCAATAAATCTGACATTATTAGAAAATTTAATTATGGAATATGCTAAAGCAGTGCTATCATACCCACCTAGATATGTGACTGTTCCGTTAGGAATACTATGCTCTACTATTTCATCCACAATTTCATAAGATGGTAGTGAGTTTGAGGCAATATATCCATCAACATCACCATCAGTATAAACATTTAATGTGTCAGAAATGTATTTTTCGTTTCCATCAATAATAGGGGTATTAAAACTCTTTGCTTTTTTAACTTTTCTTCTAATGTCATATGTTAATGATGAGACAGCAGAAAATCCAGATATATTGTTTAGTGTAACTTGTTTTAAAGAAGAATTGATTGAATTTACAATAGCGTTAGGTGAAACAATAGTGCTAGTATTTCTCAGCACAATATCAACAATATCCCCACTTTTCAAACTTGCCTTATCAATTTCACTCAATAACGTAAAAGTTGATCCTGAAATAGAAGATACTTGATATCTTGTACTCGTATTATAAATCCAAGAATTTGCAAAAGTCTCTTTATAAGTTTTACTACTTGGATTTAATATTTCTTCGCCAAGATTTTTAACACTTATTTCTTCACCATCTTGTATATTATCAATATTACCTACCTCAATTAATTTTGATAGAGTTCCCGTGATACGTAATTCAACTTTTTTAGTTTGATCACCATTTTCATAACCAAAAATTAATTCATCAGACCTGATGTCACTTGTTATTGAAATCTGTTCAGAAACTCCGGTGCATTTAAAAAATTGATTAATTGATTTTGAACTATAATTAATTTTATTATTTCCAGATATTATTGTACCAGTCTGCCCAAATCCAATTGTTGAATCTACAGAAATTATTGATGATCCAACTGAAACTGTCTCTAATGCTTTTGTTTTTCCTGGAACGGCAAAAATTCCCTCTATTAAATCTCTATCATCGTAACCAACAAATAATTCTAATCTGTAATATGGTATATTATTTCTAGTAAAAATTTCAACATTAGAAACAGATGCATTTGTTAATAGGTCTGTGGATTTAAATATTGTTTGCCCTTCTAATTTAAAAGGATCACCAGAAATTCTTTCTGCTATTATAACTTCACGACGGATGTAATTAGCAGATGATGGTTTAATTAACCTACTTTCTAGATCTAAAACTTTTGCATCAACGCCATAAAGAACTTTAAAAAGAATTTTTACAGATTCCTCTATTCCCTTTGATTGATAAAAATTTCTTGCGTGTTTAATGAAGTTTCCTACATTCAAATTAGAGGTAAAGTTATAATTTTCTAATCCAGGTGTAAATGTATATTTAAGTTTTTTATAAAATTCTTGCAAAAATATAACACTTAAATTTTCAACTGTTGTATTTTTTGTGTGAGATTTTTTTGCAGATGATGAAAAAGTGAGAGACTGTTTGTTTATATTTTCAACAAATGTTGAAACTCCAACCGTATATCCAGTGATTCCACTAAATCCTCTGACACACCCAGTAAACGTATTTGTCGTTATACCAGTATATGTGATGATTTCATCATTAATTTTTAATAGCCCATATTCTGATGGAAAACCTTTAGTTGAAGTAACAGTAACAATACCAGCAGAAGATGATATATCCGATGTTAATGTTGTTTTTCCGACGATGACTTCGGGGACTAAATTATCTAATTTTAAATATTGATCTAAATTTTCTACAATATCGACCGTTCCTCCCTGAAATTCTTGAGAGATATAATATTGTTTAAAGAATTCGGTTGCTTTTGTAAAATCTGAAACTACAAATTCTGGAAGTTGACTTTCAATAATTTTATTGATTTGCACCCTCTTCTCAAAATTCGACATATTTTATTTCCTCTCGATTTCTCCGTTAGAATAACTGGAAGTGTAGAAGTCTCTAATAAAACTAACTCCTGAGATATCTTCTCCAGAAGTAATAACATCCTTAACCATATTTATCTTACTCTTTGAAATATCAAAACTCAAATATAAATCCTTCAACCCAACAACATCATTTGATTCTGGAAATGCTTGAATTTCAATAATATTATTTGGTGCTACTGTTGATGTAATATTTAAAGTATTAACTATGACTTCTCCTTCTTTATAATCTACCACTCCTGCAGATTTTATAACAACCGTTTTATTACCAGTGTTTGACATTTTAATAACCGCTAAATCCCCCCTTTGACTACCATCTAACTTTGTAATTAATTTACCATTAGCACCAATTTCACTTGTTGTATTTGGAACATCAGTAAAATATACAATATCATCAGATCCAGCAATCTTAAATCCTGTGCTTTTGATATTAAATCCTTCTGGATTAATATGAAAACGATTTCCAAAGCATAATTCATATTGAGCAAATTGATTTATTAAAACTTTCATATCCCTTCTAATTCTTACTTTGGTAATATTAGAGGTAATAGAATTATTAACTCTATCAATTAGTTGTATAGCTTTACTATACTTAAATCGACCTCCAAATTTATTAACATCTAAACTAGAGGCATACTGAGTAAGAGATGATATAACTGATGATTTTAAAGTATTGACATCAGAAACTTGACTGCTGTTGTAATAAACAGAAGAATCAATCTCAACATAAAGAATTTTGAGGTCAATTATTTTTTGATTAATTCCTGCAATTGAATATTGCTTTAATTTAGATAAAATATTTTGCTTATCAAAATCACTTACAAACGTACCATTTTTTGGTTTAATACTAATTTGAACAGTACCAAATTTTGGAGGAGTTAATTCTTCCCCACCAACAACGGAAACAGATTCTGTGTTTGGATATATTGATTGAATAATAGCTTCATAATCTCTTGATGTAACTGCTCTGTATTGTGCTGAGTATAATCTAGGAGCAAAATATTTAATTGATGATAATGATTCTATTTCACCACCATTTGAAGCTTTCTGTATGGTATTAACAGTGACGGTTCCTGATGGAATAACTCTAACATTTGAAGAATCGACAAAATTTCCTTGAAAATCAAATGATGTTGCACCATTTCCAGTCTGCCCATCAGTTATAATATATTTGACTGTTACGACAGAAT